GATATTCGGGTTCAAGCCTGACATTGTATTCCCTCAAAGGTAATGGCTGCGCCCACATTAGCAGACGCAGCCACGAATATCAACGCGAGATGGCCTCCACGGGGCGGTCAGGCTGGTTCTGGTACTTTCCATCGTACGATGCAAATCTGGATGTCTCGTGGAACACCACTTGGGCAATGCCCGCGCCCGCTGGAATGTGCAGCCCATTGCGCCCGTGGTACACAAGCTCAAGCGTCAGGAAGCCGCACCACCCGTTCTCGATCACGGTGTTAAACACCGACAGCCCCTGCCGCGCCCATGTGGACTTGTCGTGGACAATACCCACCAAATTGTGCGGCATCTGGAACTCCTCGATGGCGCTGGCAATAGTGAAGTTGCCCATAGTTGTGTGTATGCCATCCACAAAAACGCCACGGTCGAACTCAATATCCTGCTTGATGCGAATGTCATACCCCGCCTCGGACAGGCCCCAAGACACGCCGTGTTCGCGGCGCTTCTCGTTGATCATGCCCTTGATGGGGGCGCGCTGCAGGAGGTCTGAGCCGTTGATGATCATGCGTCATCCTCCAATTTCTTGATTCGATCCTCATGATCTTTTAGAATTTGATGTAATCGCAGCCATCCATGAGTGCTATCATTTGGATCAAAGCCAAGTTCTAACTGAATACCAGTTTGCTCCGCCAGCATGGCTTTGACACGCTCTTGTCGATCTGGATCGACAAAATGCTCTTCAAACTTGCGTATTTTCTTCCATAGGTTCCAGATCATTGTTCACTCCTAAAAAATATTTCTGATGTTTCTCAACATACCACTGGGGCAATACCGTCATTAAGTCGCCACGATTGGGGCGGCTATACAAGCCAAACTCGCCACGGTAATACTCACGGCATCGCACTCGGAGATCATGAATTATATCGGCTGGGTCAACAAGGTGAAACCCTGCGGGCGAACTCAAGGCAATGAGCCTGTCAACGCCGTTAGGTATTCCCCAGCCAGCCTGTGGCATGGGCCTGTTGACCGTGCGCAGTTCCCACCACATCGTATAGTCAACGGGGCCACCTCTGTGCAGGCGCTTTGGTGCTTTGACATCCACCCTGCCGAACTCAGCATCGAGCAAGTCCCAATGCTCATTCATATTCTCCTCAGCAGTTGCCCGCCGCAAGATGAGGTCGCCACGTAGTTCGGCAAACATGATCTCCGCGCCGACCCCGCAAATCATTTGTCATCCTCCAATACCTTCAAGGCAGCCAGCAAATTGTTGACTTGGTGTTCCCAGTCTTCTGCCATCGCATTACAGGCCTCGCACTCTGGGCTGCACCTTGCAAATGGATCGCCGTATAGTTCTGCCGCAACCTTCTTTGCATGCTCTACGGTGAACTTCATTACTCACCCCCAAACAAGATGCCGACCACGGCGGTGATAGGCCAAAACACAACAAGCAGGATCGCAACGGAAACATGGCCCTCTTTCATAGTGGGGAAAGAATCATGTACAGACTCAACGACACACTCAAAGTCGGTGACGAGCCAGATCACGGGGATCAGGTAAAGCAACTGCGCGGCAACCATCCAGAGTTCCATTATTCCACCTCTCCATTCTGAAATTCCTCAACAAAGCGGCGGATGCCCTCCATGGCCATTGCCGTCTCATCCTCGCCTTCAATCTCATATGTGCGGGTGATCCCGCTGTGTTGGCCCACGCCAACCACGGTCACGATTTCGCCGTCAATGACTGCGTTGCACAGAACTCTCATCGTCTCCCTCCCCGCGTTTTTTTTCAATCATGTCAGTGCCAAGTTCCCAGATCATCGCAAGTATATCAAGGACAACATCGGCCTCGCGCCCATCCTTCGCGGAGGTAATCGCCAAAACAGTCATGCTCTTTGCTAGAACCTCAATTGCATCGTACGTCGAAATTTCAAGATGGATGCACGTTTTGGAAACAAGCGTGGATACCTTCATCGCCAGTTCCATTTTCTTCTCGTCATCGGTCATTCTAATCCTCATGCGTTGTAGAGCGGCACGTCTCCATTTCCATGAAACTGCTTGTCGCTCTCGATTTCAGCCATACGTTCTGCGGCTCGTGTAAGCATACCCACATCCCGCAGATGTTTCAAGGCCATACTTACGGTATCGACAAGATCGTCGTGCTTGCCACGGGGGAAGGATGATGTCTGCCTGATTACCATCTCAGCCCAGTCCTTGTTGGGGGCGTACACCATGCCCTCGCTGAAGATGTGCTGCACCGAGTACAGGCGGGCCACCTTGTCGAGGGTCTTGGGGTCGTACATCTGGACAACGAAGTCCTCATTGCCGAACAGCCGCCGTATCTCCTGCGCCACCGAGTGGCCCGCCGCCTTGTTTTCGATCAGCAGAACGTCAACCTTCATTTTCTTGCAAATCTCGGCCACCTTCTCGGTCAGGTCGTGGACTTCGAGCTTGTCCTGCCACGCGTACATCATCATGGCCTTCGGCACGGGGCCAAGGGACGAGGACTGGAAGCTGCGTGTCACGTCCATCGGCCTGCCGTACCTGTCAACCATCCTCGTGGCCGCAGATTCAGAACTGCCCCCGAACACGCCCCAGATGGTCAGCGCACTGGGGTCGTTCTCGGCCTTGATGGTGTAGGCGGTGTCCAGCGATGCCACGATGTACTCGATGGGCGGGTATTCAGGCCGATCCCACAGTTGCCACCACGAGTCTTGGACGATGCCGCCGCCGCGAGGCTCAGGGCTTTGCGCATACTGCCCAGCGGTCGCGTATGGCCCCATGGCAGCCTCATCGCGGTCAACCACATGCTCAGGGAATCGGTCGGGGAACAGCAGTTCGCCGTCCTCTTCGCGCGGATCTTCGTAGCCCAGCATCGTCGGCTTTGCCCGCAGCGGGTCGTACCGCATCGGCAGCATGATGTGGTCATAGCCCATGCCGCCCGCGTCAAGGATCACGCCAGACACATCAAGCTCATGCAGGCGCTGCATTACCACCACGATGGCGGACTTGTCGGGGTTGTTGAGGCGCGAGGTCACGGCCTCTTTGAACAGGTCGGTCGTGGTCTTCCGCTTGGCCTCAGAGTTTGCGTCATCCACGCTGTGAGGATCGTCAATGATCACGCGGTCGCCACGGTAGCCCGTGATGCCAGCGAACGCGCAGGCCTGCCGTGATCCTGTCGCCGTTGTCTCAAACTTGCCCTTGGCGTTCTGGTCGCCCACCAGCTTGACGGTGCTGCCCCAGTGGTCTTGATACCACTCGCTGCTGACCAGTCGCCGCATGCGCAGGCTGTCACGCAGGGCAAGCTCCAGAGAGTGCGAGGCGCAGACATACCGCATGGACGGCATGCCCTGCGGCCCCCACTCCCACGCGGGCCAGAACACCCCAACGAGCAGGGACTTCATGGTGCCAGGCGGGACGTTAATGAGCAGGCGGTTGTAATACGTGCCATCGTCCAGCGTCTCGCCGCGCGTGATGGCCTCAAGGTGCGCGCAGATGAAGTCGATGTGCCAGCCGTGGACATATGGCTGCTCAGGCTCGATCACATGCCACGCCGCCTTGACGAACTCGGCCAGCGACAATTCGCACTTGCGCTTCTCGATAATCTTACGCTGCGCCACCGCATCAATGGCAAACGGCAGCTTAACTACTGACATCAAGAACCTTCTCCAGCATCTCCAATTCCTCAAGAGACAGCTTGGACACGTCGATGGTGTTCTGCACCCTGATGGGCGCGTCCTCAACGCCGCCGATGAAGGTCTTCTCGCCGTATTTCTTGGGGTTCATGCGGCCCAGCGCCCACTTGCGCGTGTCAACCCGCAGCCTGCTGCGCTGCACATGCTCGCCGTTGAGGGCGAACGATGTCGGGTCATCGGCGTTTTTTAACATGAAATCATTGGTGCCATCATCCGCGATGTTGAGGACTTCCTCAAACATCGCATCGGCCCGCATTTGCGTGGCGAGCGCGTATTGTGATGTTCGATCAGGGTTTGTCCTCAAAATCTTCATCAAAGTGCTAATAGCTGGCATGTGATTATCCTTGCAGATTGATCGGACGCTCTCGCCA